GTGATCGTGCGTATCAACACGCACTTCCACCGCACCGGCAATACCGGCTCTGCCGGTACGGCTGCCAGCTAAGGAGGCTGTGAAAGATGGCTATTTCACGCGCACAGCTTCTCAAGGAACTGCTTCCGGGTCTGAACGCTCTGTTCGGCCTGGAGTACAAGCGGTACGCTGAGGAGCATAAGGAAATCTACGAGACTGAGAACTCGGAGCGTTCCTTTGAAGAAGAAGTGAAGCTCTCGGGCTTTGCTGCTGCCCCGGTCAAGAACGAAGGTGCGGCGATTGCGTACGACAACGGCCAGGAAGCCTGGACCGCTCGTTATACGCATGAGACCATCGCGTACGGTTTCTCCATCACCGAAGAGGCGATGGAAGACAACCTGTACGACAGTCTGTCGGCTCGTTACACCAAGGCGCTCGCGCGCTCGATGGCGTACACGAAGCAGATCAAGGCTGCGTTCCCGTTGAACAACGGCTTCACCAGCTATCAGTCTGGTGACGGCGTGAACCTGTTCAGCACCCAGCACCCGCTGGTGTCCGGTGGCTACAACAGCAACCGCCCGGCCACGCCGACCGACCTGAACGAGACCAGCCTTGAGGCTGCTGTCATTCAGATCGCGGCTTGGACGGACGAGCGTGGTCTGCTCATCGCGGCTCGCCCGCGTAAGCTGATCGTGCCCCCGGCGAACATGTTCGTTGCCACCCGCCTGCTGGAGACGGAACTCCGTACCGGCACGGCTGACAACGACATCAACGCGCTGAAGTCCAACGGCTCGATCCCGGAGGGCTACACGGTCAACCACTTCCTGACCGACCCGAATGCGTGGTTCCTCGTCACCGACGTTCCGAACGGCATGAAGCACTTTGTGCGTTCGCCGCTTGCCACGTCGATGGACGGCGACTTCGACACGGGTAACGCTCGCTATAAGGCTCGTGAGCGTTATAGCTTCGGCGTGTCTGACCCCCTGGGCATCTTCGGGTCGCCCGGTTCGTCGTAAGACGGTCCACACGTCGAGTAACAGGCAGGGGGCTTCGGCCCCCTGCTTTTTTTGTGCTTGCTGTAACCTTTCTAGACCGGGCATAATGTGGGGGATTCCGGGCAAACCGGCTTCACTGACTGTCCCGGCAGACATGAACGAGACAGTGAAGCCATAGTGTGTGAGAAAAACGATGGCGTTCACCACGTTTTCCGGCCCGGTTCGCTCGGGCACTGTCCGCGAGGGCGCTGCCCGCAATACGGGCCTTGTTGTCCTTACCCAGTCCTATGACACGGGCGTTGTGACGGCTGGCGTCGGCAACGTTGACGCGGCTCTCGGCATTCTGCCCCAGGGTTCTCAGATCGTTGACATTGCCGTCGATCAGGTTGTGGTGCCGGGTGGCTCTTCGACCTCGACCGTCTCGGTTGGCAATGCGACTGGCGGCGCTCAGCTTATGGCGGCAGTTGTCACCACCGCTGGCGGTCGCTTTCGTGGCACCACGACGGCGACGACGCAGCTTGCTTGGCAGACCTCGACTTCGGCGGATACGCCTGTGTTCGTGCGCTATGCTGTAGGCACGGCTGCTGGCGCTGGTCGCGCCATCATCACCGTCTCCTATGTCCAGCGCGCTCCGAACGGCGCTCAGAACCCCGCCAGCGCCTAACCAGCTAAGGAGGGTTCTGCGTCATGCAGACAGATGTCCTTGCTAGCGCCGTCCGCACGACGGACGGCGTGATGAATGACCAAGCGGGCAACCGAATTGGTCGCTGCCGCGTGAAGGGTGTCTATATCGTTCCCGCTGCTGGGGCTGGCAGTGTCGTCTTTCGAGACGGCACCACCGTGTCTGGTGCCAGCAAGATTACCATCAACACGATTACCGGCTCGACCAGCACCAACTGGATCCTCATGCCGGGTGAGGGGCTGCTCTTTCAGACTGGCATCTTTGCCGATCTGACGGACGTTGCCTCTGTGATGGTCGTCTATGGCTAAGACCCCAGCTTGGCAGCGTGCCGAAGGCAAGTCCAAGTCTGGTGGTCTGAATGCCAAAGGCCGAGCTTCTTATAACCGGGCCAACCCAGGGAAACCTGGGTTGAAGCCTCCCCAGCCTGAAGGCGGTTCCAGACGGGACAGCTTTTGTGCGCGCATGAAGGGGATGAAGAAGAAGCTCACCTCGGCAAAGACGGCCAACGATCCCAACTCTCGTATCAACAAGTCCCTGCGGGTCTGGAACTGCTGATATGACACAAGATACGGAAGCAGTTAAGAACGTTGTTGATGCGGTTTCTATAGGAACTGTCGTGGCTACTCTAGCTGGCGTTCTGCCGAGCATCGCGGCAATCTTCACGATTTGCTGGACTGCTATCCGCATCTACGAGACCGAGACGGTGAAGAAGCTTCTTGGCAAGAAGCCTGCACCTCAAAAGCCTGGGGCTTGATGTGGAACTGCCCAAGCTAACTCCTGTTGTTCAGTTTGCGACAGCCACATTCGCATTGGCTGTTGGCGGCTATACGGCTGGGGAAAAGTTTGGGTGGTTCCGGAACGAGATCATCACCTGGACGCCCGAACACTTCAGGATTGCTGATGGCAGAATAGGCCAGCCAATCACCGTGACCGTGGCCCGGATCAAGCGTCGGGATGATTGCTCTGTGGAGGGCTTCAACGTCACGGTCAGGGACGCCACTGGCCTCATTCATGAAGCCACGCCCAGCATGACGCGCTTTACTGGCCCGGCTGGCCCAGAGATCGACACTTTCACCTACACGCTGGAGCTTTCAGAAAAGTCTCCGGTTAGCCCTGGTCGGGCAACCCTGCTTGCTACAATCCGTTACAAGTGCCCGGAGGGCGAGCGTACCGTCACCTATCCACGTCATCAGAACCTAACGTTCATGCTGGAGAGATAGGATGGAAGCCCTTCTTAATCTTGTCCGCACTGTCGCCCCGTCCATTGCCACTGCCGTTGGTGGTCCACTGGCAGGGATGGCGACCCGTGCCATCTCCGAAGCCCTTCTTGGTAAGCCGGATGGGACTGAGGACGAGCTTCTAGAGGCAGCCAAGAGCGCCACGCCAGAACAACTGCTTGCTCTGAAGCAGGCAGAAAATAACTTTGTGATCCGGATGCGTGAGCTTGATGTTGATCTTGAGCGCATCTCTAATGAAGATCGTAGTTCTGCCCGAGATCGAGAAGTTAAGACAGGCGATCACACGCCCAAGTTTCTCGCGGCTGCTGTAACCTTCGGCTTCTTCGGCGTTTTATTCTGGATGATTGCCTACGGCCTGCCTGAGAATGGCGGTGAAGCAATGCTGGTTATGCTGGGCACGCTGGGTACGGCATGGGGCGCTATCGTCTCTTACTACTTCGGCTCTTCGGCTGGCTCTCGGGAAAAGACGCAGGCCATGAACAGGATCATGGGCAAGTGAAAGACAACTTTGAACGCTGCCTGAAGTTCGTGCTGCATCATGAGGGCGGGTGGTCTGATGACCCCCGTGATCCCGGTGGCGCGACCATGAAGGGCGTGACCCTGGCAGTCTACAAGGAATACCTTGGTCGGGATGCTACCAAGGACGAGCTTCGGAATATTCCAGACGCCCATCTCCATGACCTCTACCGCACCCGGTACTGGGACAAGGCTCGCTGCGATGAGTGGGCTCCCGGTGTTGATCTGTCTGTTTTCGACCTTGCCGTGAATGGCGGGGTCGGGCGTGCAGCCAAAATTCTCCAGCGTTGTGTTGGGGCAGTACCCGATGGTGCTATCGGCCCGAAGACCATCGCTGCCGTTAACGCAGTCCCGGCCAAGAACCTCATTGTTCGCTTTGCTGAGGACAGGCGTGAGTTCTATAAAAGCCTGAAGGCTTTTGAGACGTTCGGTCGCGGTTGGCTTCGTCGCACCGATGAATGCGAAACCGAAGCCATGAAGATGGCAGGAGAAAGCTAATGAACATGAAGAAGCCGCGTATGCCGAAGGCTGAGGATGACATGAAGGCTGGCATGCCGATGCCGCGTTTTGGCGCTCGTGCGATGCGTCCGGGTGGCATGGCCAAGGGTGGCAAGGTCCACGCCGATGCCGCGATGGACAAGAAGCTGATCCGCAAGGAGATCGCTCGCGCCGAGAAGATGGAAGACAAGGCCGAGAAGGGCATGAAGAAGGGCGGTTACGTCAAGAAGATGGCCGCTGGCGGCTCTGCCTCCAAGCGTGCGGATGGTGTCGCCACCCACGGCAAGACCAAGGGGAAGTTCGTCTAATGGACCGTCGCCGTCGCGCTCCCTCCTATGAGGAGGATATGACGCCGCCCCGTGGCATGAGGGGCTTCCGCTCCAATGCCGTCCCGACCGACGAGCCGATGCCGCCGCGTCGCAGTTTCGAGGAGGACATGACGCCTCCTCGTGGCATGCGTGGCTTTGACCCTCGTATGGTCCCCACGGATGAGCCGCCGCCGGGCCGTCCTTCTCGCATGAAGAAGGGTGGTGCGGTGAAGATGAAGTCCGGTGGCGTCACCCGTGGCGATGGTTGCGCCACCCGTGGCAAGACCAAGGGGCGCATGGTGTGAAGAAGCAGGAGAAAATCGGGAAGGTCATGAGGGAGTTCAAAGAGGGCTCCCTCAAGTCGTCCAGTGGGCAGAAGGTGAAGAACCCGAAGCAGGCTGTGGCGATTGCCCTTTCCGAAGCTTCTCGCATGGCTGAGGGTGGGCGGGTCAAACCGCAGAACCCGAAGCTGTGGGCTGCCGCCAAGAGTGCTGCTAGGGCCAAGTTCGACGTGTACCCCTCTGCCTATGCGAATGCCTGGGCATCCAAAGAATACAAGAAGAAGGGTGGTACTTGGCGTGGTCCTGATAATAGGGTGTCCAAGAAGTGAAAGGCGGGCTCGGCAAGTGGTTTGGTGAGAAGTGGGTGGACATCAAGACCGGGAAGCCGTGTGGCCGAAGCGGTTCTGAGAAGT